CAACTTCTTTACGAGTCATCGTGAAGATGGTACCATAAGTATCAAGACTTGTTTGATACTTCTTCTGATTTCCGGCAGCCCATAGTTCAAGCTTACCGTCATCGGCTACTTCATTCCACATATCTCCACCGGTTACACGGAGGCGTTCTGTGATACGGAAGTCGGGATTGCTAGCTTCTTTACATACCGTAGTAGCAAAGGGAGCACCAATAGCCCAACGTTCGTCTTTGAGTACAGAACCTACTCGTTGGAAGAAGTCGGGAAGATCAAAGGTTGAATAACCGGTGTTCTTCAAGAACTTACAAACAGACTCTGGTTCTGAGTAACCTTTGAAGTCACCGCCAGAAAGATTGGCAGCGTTTACCAACAGTTCTTGGATACCCATTTGTCCGCGAGAATCAGCGTTGTCTACCAGAGTCTTATCGAATCGGGTAGCCAAGTATTCTGGCTTTGAACCAAATGCAAGAGCCATATTGACTAGCATTTGATTTTCAAGGGCATCGCCCTTCTTATATCCTGGGGAGGGTGGTTTTGGTAGATTGTTATTCAATTCTGCCAATTGGATGCTGTTGTTAATAGCTTCATCATCCCAACCATTTGCAATACCTTTCTCAATTAGATCCCATTTTCCAGGATTGCTATTGAGCAGGCTAAAAGCGCGTCGAGTAAGAGGATCAAATTCTCCCGAATGAACTGGAGGAACTGGAGGAACTTCTTTCTTGGGTGCATTTTCTACTTCTTTGACAGGAGGAGTCTCTTTCTTTACTGGTGGAGTCTCCTTCTGTTCGTTCTTGACATCCTCTACAGGAGGTGTCTTTTCATCCACAACGGGTGGAGCAGCGTTCTTAATTTCCATTCTTTTCTCCTTGTTGAGAAATTCAAAACTTGTGTTACTATCACGACCATTTGGTGTGACAGTCATTTCACGTAAAACCGACTTGTTTACTACATAGATAGGACCTTGAAAGTCTCGATTATTGACTTTAATAGTACCTTTCTCATGTAGTTTAATATCGGTCTTATAGTTACCAACTTTAAGACCCATACTAGCTTGCCAAGGAAAGCCATTCTTTGCACCTTCGACTACTTTTGTAGTGTTAGGTCCAGGTAATGAAGCTACTCCTTTTCCTCTTAAAGCTGATGAATTATCAACTTTACGTAACGAGGTCGTGTGTCCAATAATATCTTCGTGTTGATAAAATATTGGAGTTTTCTGTTGTAATTCAATTCCCGCAATATTGTATACTACTGGATAATCGAATCCATAATCCCTAAGATCAACCGAATCACCGCTATAACCTTGGAAGGTTAATTTGGGTGGCCCATTTTCTGGGGAGATCGCTTTAGCTGCACAGTTGATATGTATGGCTTGTGCATCTGGCTTCATAGCTTCATTGTTTATCTCCATAGGTTATTCTTTCTTAACTAGAGATCTAAGTAGTTTTCTATATTCTTCCGAAGAAAGAGGGAGTAGTTTAGCTTCCATTTCAAACTCTTTTACGATATCTTTTCCTTCCATAGGTTATTCTTTCTTTGAAGGGGCTGGTTCATCTTCTGGCTCTTGCAACAAAAATGGGGCACTAGCTCTAGAAGCTATAATGATCTCATTCAATTGTTGTCGAGTAATACCAAGCATTCTAGCTTCTCTGTCTAATTCTCTACGTGGATTCCTAGCCTGATCAGTATAAACTCTATGCAACGTAGTTGATCCAGAAGATAAATCTACTGCTCGTGCATTTGCTCTTTTACCTGGATCAGGATGTTCAAAAGTACTGTCGTAGTTTAGATCGTAAGTAAAGTTTGTTCTTGCTGGAACAGGTAGATAACCACTAGCTAAGATAGCCCTATCATACCACATTTTAAAGACTTTGCGTACAATAGGTTGAAAGTCTACTCTATCGATTTTGACCTTATTGATCCAGGGTTGAATATCGATAGCGGCTGTAGCCATATTACTATCTGAACTATCTCCTAGGGCTATGTTCTTTGGCATTTGAACACAACGGGCAGCGGCAGCCACAATTAGATGAATGAACTTAGTTCTATCATCGGAAGTATTGCTCATAGGTACACTCTCCAGTTTTATTCCTGGTGGAAGTGTAGGTATGAATCCTGGTTCATATTCAAAGCTATCTGTAGGCATTGGGAGTGTTTCTCCCGATGTATAAACTTCTTTATCTAGAGATAAAGCCATAGGAATACATGATCTAAATTCTTCTCCACGTACAATAGCATTCATGTATCGTTTGATAGAGGGGAATAGACAGAAAGCAGGACCACATTCTGGCATACCGATGAGCATATCTTCTGTAGTTCTTTTGAACCATAGAAGTATATCTTTAGCTTCGTATTCTACAGGATCAATTACTCCATACTCTTTAACATAAATCTTTTTGATATCCCAGTTCTCGTCGTATTCTATTCCATCGTAAATACGATCTTCTAGTCTAGCTCCTAGAGGATTGGTCAGTCTCAAAGAAGAAATAGTTTTGATGCCAAATCCAACAGGATCGGTAGGATCAAGTAACTTATAAGGAATCCCGATCCCTAAGCCAGTTCTAGCAGCACCTCTACGTATTTGCCTAATAGCTGTACCAATAGAATTGTTGCTAGCCCAGTCCATCCACTTATCTTCGATAACATCGTTAATCTCTGCAATTGGATGATTACCTAGAATTAGTGGTACAGAACCAACACAATGTTCTGCAATAGTATTTAGAATACCGGTGTAGTAACTGTTTTCTTCATCTTCTTGTGCTGAGACTTCACGTATTTTCTTCCTAAATAGCGGATTACCAATCGCTATTTTGTAATCCCTTCGGGGGATATTTCTCCAATCTTCTGGGGAGGTTGGAGTGTTACGTATTGTTAGGGAAGTGATCATATAGATTTCTTATTGAAGATCATTTACAATATGGGGGGGTGAAGTAATCATTCGTAGTCAGTTCGAGGATCTTCAGAAGGACAATCAGAGTATTTTGGTTTTACATAGGTACCGCCAAATTGACCAAATCTTGTCGGTTTGAGAGCTTGACGTTCGAGAAGTTGTTGGATTTTAAGCGGATCATGTGCTTCAATCTCTACTTCTTTAGTCTTGACTCGTTTAGGGCCTAGATTGTCAGATAGTCCCGCAAAGTTGATTTCCGGTTCTGTAGGTGTTTCAGTATTAGAGTCATCACCATAATAATTTGGAGCATAGGCTACCATGTTTTTATCCTTAATCGGTTTCTATTGTTATTGTGCCAGAAACCCCACTAGCCGAAACAGAGAATTCACCCCCACCCAGTATTGTGAAACTAGTGGAATCAGTTATTTCTGTATCACCATTTGGAAGAGTTTCAGCAATTTCATTTCCACGTCTAACCGAGCTTTGTGGAATCAAGGTTCCTGCTGCTCCACCTGCATAATTGATAAAGATTTTAGTTTTATCTGGACGAAGTGTGATATATGGTGATTGTCCATTAGCTACGGTTATCATACTTATTTCCTTTTATGTTTGTTTTTCTACAATATCGACACGTGTCTTAATTTGTCGATTACGTGCTACTGTAATTTTGTAAGAACCTTCTAACACTTCGACTGACCAGTCGTATTTTCCTGGGGTGAGTCCGTTTAGTGCTGTGTTGGTTATGTTGAAAGATACTTTGAATGTCCCACCACCTAGATCTGTTACTGTTCCGGTGCTATTAACATATACCCCGGTGCCTGTTAAAGCATCTTTAAGACCAAATTTACCTGTAGCAGATGTAGTGATTCCAGTTATTTCGTCAAAAGACCATTCCAATGCTCTACCATTAGCCGCTAGATAATCTGTTTCTAAAATCAATTCTAATAGGTCACCATCACCACTTACTGGGGCAGAGACTACAGCCGAGCCTGTTCCTATCAAACTTGTTTTATCTTTTATTTGACTAGTTGTTAAATCCCATGCTAGTCCTAGAACAATATCTTCCCAGCTAGTTGGTTGTGTAGCACCTCTAAAAGCTACAATTAGGTTACCTTTAGTTTCATCAACGGTAGCATCGTACAAACCTAAATTAGGTGCTGCTCTTTCAACGAATAGTACTTTATTCGCTACATAATTTGCCAATGTTTGACCAACGTAATATGCATAAAGATCTGTAGTTCCCGTTGGTTCTGTTAAAAGTAAGATGGGAGTCATGAAATTGTTCTTGTTTCTGTTAGAGCTTCTCTAGTATCTATCACTACTCTACGTGTTTCTGTTGTAGATGCTCCTGCTTCTAATGGATTTGCTGACCGGCCTATATTCAGTACTTGGGCCGCATTAGCCACCATTCCCCCGTCTGCCGTGCCCAGGTCTGCGTCGGCTTTGATTGCGTCTAGTAGCGTCGCCGATTCCGCAGCATCGGTTTTTGCTGGACCAGCTACGATTACACTGTCGGCCAATGTCGCACCACGGACCCGCAATTCAAACTCTACAGTCCCAGTTGGCTCGTCAGCAGCATAGATGCCCGATCCTGCTGGTGACTCTGTAGCTGCAATTCGATACGAGGCTAAGTTGGCTGGATTGTACGCCTCAAATGCAGGAGTGCCGGATGTGTTCCACCACTGGTCGGCGGCGTTGCGAGCGAAAAAATCAACGTCAGTTTGGCTCGGAATGTAGATCGCTTTGATTGTCACTTGCGGCCTCCACTTTGGTTAATTTTGCATAGATCGCAGTCAACACTTGAGCCGCTGCCATCGCGTCGGGTGAGTGTTTAATAGCCGTGTCAAATGCGGCTTTGACGTATTGGATTTCTTGTTCTGTAAGCATGTTAGGCCAGTGTCAAAGCTACTGAGCGTACCGTACCGTCAGTACCCTTGCCTTTGATTGTGATGGTCGTATTGGAAGTAAATTCAAACGTCACTTGCCCATTGTTGTTGGGCACCGACGATGTGGGTGGGGCCATGTTTATCCTGCCGTCATTGTATAGCTCCAGCACAAACAAGCCGTTATTGTTGGACAGGAACTTTGTCGCGACGGTGTCGCCGGTGATATAGAGCTTGCCGCTATTGCGCCAGACAGCTCCGTTGGTGGGCCCTGGAGCTCCGATCCAATCCGCTTCGATGTTGAGTGACCCGCAGGTTAAATTCCCACGCAACCGTGTGGCTGTCGTCGCGTTATTGCCGATCACCGTCTGATTATCTGCCGTCGATAGCGTGTCGGCACCAATGCAGATCGTATTGACCGCATCGGATTTTTGCACGCCGGTTGACCAGCCTGCGTTGGTTCCGATGAATATGTTTTTATTTGCGCCGGCAGATGTAAGAGTGAATCCTGCCTTCTGCCCGATCGCGATGTTGTCGGAGCCCAACACGCTATGCAGAGACTCCAGGCCCATCGATATATTGTGGTCCCCTTCGCCGTACAGTTGGGACGTGTAGCCCATTGCAATGTTGTGATCGCCAATCGTGGTCGATACATTCTCTGAGTGAGCACCAGCATAGCCACCGATCAGGATGTTGTAATCTCCGGTGGTGCTGTACGCACCGCCGTATGACCCGATCACTACGTTGTAGTTTGCCGACGTAAAGTTTTCACCAGCAATGTATCCCATGAACACATTGCCGCCGCTGCCTGTCTCTAAGTACCGGCCAGTTGCATCCCCAACGCAAGTATTGTGGTATGTCTCGACGATGGAATTTAATGTGAGATTTCCAACGGCAACATTACCATTGCCTGTGGTCACGTTGCGTGCGGTTTGAGGGCCGATGAATACCGAATCCGTGATGAAGTCCAATCCTGACGGACCAAGATCACCGATGACGATGACGTTTACGCTGTTGGCATCCGACGGAATATCGCAGTCACCAATCGCGATGCATTGCTTGGCTTGCTTGCCTCGCATCTTCATGCCGTTAACACGGTTGGTTATTGTTGGTTTTGCAATTCCCATTTACTCCCCCTTCACTAAAATCCACAACAACGCAGCCAGCCCAAACGCAGCTAGCCCGTACAGTACAAATTCAGTTGCTAGGACGCGGCTAAAATCTTCTCCGATGCCACCCATTGTTTCTCACTCACAAATCTAAACTGCGACTGCCGAACTGCGGGCTACTGCGTGACTTCCCAGAGAGCGGGGACTGCTGGTGGCTCCCATCCGGCCTGTGTGGTGTGGGCTTGGCGGCAACGATATTGAGTGCCGTTGTACATGCGAAGATCACCGACGACGACTGCTTGATTCTTACGTCCCAGCTCGATTAGTCCTGGTATTGCTTGTGCTGATGTGCTCATGCTTGTTATCCCGTCGTGTCGTGAATTAGTGTTGCACCGAGGTAGACTTTTTTTATCTCGGTGCTGCCTAAGTAGGCTTTGTTGATTGTGGTTGAGCCGAGACGCAGGCCGCGTGTGCCACCACCACTGCCCATGATATACACCCTGCGGCGTGGCATCGGTGTGTAGGCTACGCCGCGACGTGATGCGAGCTGGGCTACTTCGCTGGGGTCGAGTGCTCGGTTGTAGATACGTAAGTCATCGGTGAGACCATTGATGCCCGACGACTCGTATCCAGACATTGTGCCCAGTGTCATGCCACCGGTGTTTGTCCCGATTGCACCTGACCATGACGTGTTTTGGGCATTAAGTATTCCGTTAAGAAAGATTCTAACGACGCCTGGTGAGTATGACCCAGTGAGATGTACCCATTCTCCGACGGGCATACTGCTGCCCATGCCCGATTGCCACGAATCACGACGAACACCGCCGATATTACAAATAAATCGAACCTTTGGATCTGCGGAGTACGACGCTAATAGAGACCATTGCGTGTCACGATTTTTATCGATCAACGCTGTGTATCGTCCCGAATCGATACTACGCAGGTTGACCCAGCCGCAAAGCGTAATGCTATCGGTGATGTTGAATGCAGCGTTATGTGCCACAGCAATGCGATCACCGGAACCATCTAGGTCAAGTGCAATCTTGCCGTGACTCGCCACCCAACCTGTACCAGGGTCCATGCCTGTCAGCAGCCCGTTGTTTCCACGGCCACTAAAATCAGTCAGCAGCGCAGAGCGAGAACGGTCTACCGATGGACACCATGCACCGACGCAGCCTTGCCATAGATTTGGATATTGATAAGCCATGATTAAGCAATCGTTTCATACACAGGCTGAACACGAATTTGATGATTTCCGCTGGTTGAATTGAGATTAACACCAGTGTCATGGGTGACGAACAAAACGAACTTTGGTGGCACAACGCCGCCGAACAGCGACGCTATTGAGACGGCACCAAACGAGTACGCTTGATCGGAGGTGCCAACCGTTGGAATCGAAGCAACGAGCTTAGCCACACTAATTTTATTCTCGGCAATCAACGTTGGTCCTGCCGCATCGCTAGCACCAAAACCGGCCAAGAATGTTGGGGCAGAATAGTCAAGTGCAGCCACAGCCCAGATCTCGATTGACCTGGCCGGTGACGGTGATGTGCCTGTGGTGATCTTTCCGCTGACTAAATAGTCGAGAGCCTTGAGCGACGTATTGTCAATCGCTGTTGACTGACGACCCGCAAGCTTTGTGGTTGATGTGGCCAGCGATGCAAGCGTAATGGTTACGTTTGCTTCGGTTCCGTAGGCAAATTTGATGTCTGACATTATTTACCATCCCATAGAATTAAGTACATCGATATATCCAATACTGCCCTCAACTGTCATCGTGGCTGGTGACGCATTGGTCCCTGTACCAGTCGCAAATAGTTTTTCTAGCCGGTTTGCAGGACGACGACAGTGAACGTAGACCGCAGCCCGAACAGCTAGGTCTTGTGCTGTGCCCTTCCACACTTCTTCGATTCCAGCTCGCACATTTAGCTTACTTGGATTCGTTGCAAACGACTGATTCGCAAACATTTGCTCCCAAATGCGAGCCTTACCAACCGTCAGATTGTCGAGTCTCGTCCAATCAAAACCGTTTTGCATGATTTCATCACGGGTGACTGCGGTTTTCCAGACGATGAAGTCGACGACTGCAATGCCATAGGCTACAGCAATCGCATAAGCACTATCCGCAGTATGTGGAAGCTGATTGAGTGCATTGTCGGCTAGCACGTCAGCCTGTAATGTTGCTTGTTGTTCTGGCGTTAGCATGTTGCCCTCTGTTAAGCGTCGGTGATTACATAAAACGTGGTTGCACTTGGTGAACCAATTGCTGCATATTCAGCAGCGGTAAGGCTCACCATATTTGTGATTGCATCGGCACCAGTGATGCCGGTGATGTTACTTGGTACTGCAAGATCAGCCTTTGTCCCCTGTGCCGCTGTTGCAAATGCTGTCGATGCACTTGTAGCTGCTGTGCCAAGGCCAAGCGTTGTACGCTGAGCAGATGCGTCGGAATCGTCCAGCAGCGCCTTGCCCGCTGCCGTGATGTCCCCGCCGAGCTTGGCCGTTGTCACTGCACCCGCAGCAATCGTCAACGCCGTTGCACCAGTCACATCGCCCGTGTGCGTAGCGTTGCTTGTCTTGGCTGTGTTGGCTGCAACAGCACTGTTGGCCGCGACCGCAGCATCAAAGCCCAGCGCGGTACGCATGGCTGCCTTATTTGCACACGCCATTACAGCGTCAACGTCTGCGGATACTGTTATTAGGTCTGCCATTATGCTGGTCTCTTAAATAAGCTAGTGCCGTCTGGACGTAGATACTTGTCGGTGGTGGCTGGACGTAGATAATTATCCACCCCAGGCACGACAGGCCCACCACCACCACCACCGCCTGCAATGGGCGCGGAGACCGAACGTGCGACGGGACTAGCTACGGATCTCGATATGCTCATTGCTCACTCTCGTTTCGGGTGGACAGTCCGAACTTCTCTTGAATCGCGTTGATCGCCCGGTTGAAAATCTTCTCTTGGATATCGGGGCTCGTGTAGCCGATCAGTGCCGCAGTCGCCAAATAATAAAAGGGACCAACAGGGCTACTGGTATCAGGACCGATCCAAATACCAACAGCTCCAAAAGCGACCAGCCCAGACGATAGACACCGACCAATGTTGCCAGCGAGCCCATAACTAACGTTGTCGCGGCAGAGCCTAACGACTCCACCGATGACTCCGAACAGCGACACTGCCGCATAGAAAATGACTTCAATCTTTTGGAAATCCACATGAGTGCTCGCGTCCTGGTGTGCAGATGGGTCAAGAAAAATATTAGTTGCCAAACGTCGCGCGCGGAGCACAGGCAGAATTAGGGAACGCCTTTGAATCCTTCAACACTCCGCGACCGTTCTGGCCCCATGCCTTAGCCCAGCTATTGAGGATTTCGTTGGCCGCGTAACGGTTCGGATCGTGCTTCGGCAAGCTGGGTTTATAGTCATACATCCACAAGCCGCAGACGCTGTGACCCCACCAATTGAAATCAGAGATAACTGGGATGCGATTGAGATAGCATGTCAATATTTGCTGCACGTTTAGCTGTCGATCATACTGTGCGACAGCCAAATCAACGAAGCCTTCAGTTGGTCGAAACTCCTTAGCCGCTTCCCAGTTCGCAGCGGTGTTGTATCGATTTCCATCCATCGACTTTTCAGGCCACAGCGACACTGGCATCACGCCGCGCTCGCGCTGGAAGTCCAACCCCTGCGCACCCCATCCACCTTGGTCGCGACCGTTCTTGATGACCCATGCGCCAGAGTGTGCGCTTAGCCGAATGTTCGGCTGATTATTGCGCATCCGTAAGCAATGGATTGCAGCCGTGCCAGAGTAGAACCAGCAATAGCCTTGCCCGTTCTGGTCGAGCGGGTCAAGCGATTCGACCAGATCAAGCAGGCGGGTTTTCGTCTCCGTCATGTGCGCTATGCGATCGGGAATTTCATCCCACGGAACCAGCGGTATCGACGCGATATCCCACGCTGGAGCCGAGGCGTAGAAGCCTTGCGGAGCGGCATCATAGTCACGCGGAATACAGCCCTTCGCGCGACCGTCTGACTGCGCGTCATACTCGGCGCTCGGCGTATCGTCACCGATTACTAATCGGCCTTCAAACATACTCATTGCGATAGCTCCAAGATGCGTTGACGAAGCGTAGCTGCTGTAACAAATCCCGAGAACGTGCGCGACTTGCCACCGATTGAAATTGAAAAAGTCGGGTACTGATACGCTCCGCCGTGGATGACCTCGATCTTCATATCGCCCAGCTTCGGTGCCTCGTCGCGCAGGAACAACTCGCAGGCCGCACAGCCGGCGGTGGTGTGAACCGTAACGACGGCTGGAGTGCGTGCGGCCTGCGAAGTGTTCAGTTGCTTTAGCAATGCCAACGTCTCAGCGACCGTCGCGGGAAACGGACCCTCATACCCCGTTACACCGTTTGAGATAATCAACCAGGGTAGAGAGGCCCGAGGTCGCGCGAGTGCTTTAACAAATCGATTCGTCTGATCGGTGTACTGCGTGTCAGGATCAACCCTGCGAAAATCTGGATGTCCATCGACTTTTATGCAGTTCGCGTTTAGATAAGCCGTGATCTCAGGACTGTAAAAAATATCCGCCACAGCTTGCGGCATGTCGTCGCCAGTCTCACCAACGAACAGCACTCGGAAGCCTGGACCCTCAATCGGTGCAACACCAGGTGTCGGCCCTGGTGGTGGAGGTGGCGGAGGAGGTGGCGTTGGCTCGCCCACCGTTACCGTCACCGACTCGTCATCCCACTGTAGCGGAGCCTCGCTAATTACGTTCACATCGAGCACATGCTTGCCAGCCGTGCTCACCACATAAACGCCCGTCTCGATCATCTGCACATCGGCAGTCGCGCACTTGATCTTGACCAACGACTTGGACAAATCACGATCGCTCTTGACCGTCACAACAGCCGCAGGAACCGCAGGCTGAACCACCGCTGGGCCAACCTCTCGAATCGCATCGCCAATCTTATCGCCGTCGATCGTCTGCAATTGAGTGATGATTTCCGACGTCACCGTCACCACTGTTTGCGCGTCGCGAGTCGTGACTGTTAGCTCAGCCAGTGCCGTGGAAAATAAAAGGCTGGAAAAGACCAGCGAAAGAAAAGATGCAAATAATCGCACGGCACTTTTCCCCTTAGAGATATTTGGCAATCAGCAGCTCAGCCAATCGCAGCAGCAACGCCACGACAGCCGGACTGATACCGACCTCGTTAGCACCCACGCTGCCAAGTGTCGCCTCAACCTCGTCGCAGCACTCATCCAGATTGCATGGTAGGTCGTGAGCGGCCTCACCCATAAGCTGCGGATCATCGAGCGAATTGAGATACGCGCCGAGCGAACCGACCAGGCAGCCAGCGTGCTCGAGCAAATCGCCCTTCTGCTTGGCCGCGTCACCGCCACGCAAAATTCGCAAAATCTCAAGAGCACATTCGACCTCGATTTTTGGTTCGAAAACGCAGCAGTCCATAGATAGATTCCTAGTGAGAGTGGAAATAGAATTTGCCTATTCCCAACTCAAACTAGCAATCGCTGGACTTATTAACATCCGGCTTATTGGGGGTAATTACACTGGTCGAACTACCTTGCGAAACTTTCTCTTTTTCTTCGGTGAAAATCCGCCTTTTGCAACTCGAGCACTCCAGCCGCCTCCGCCTCAAGCCTGCTTGCGAGCGCCGCCAGAGAACACGCCACCGAATCGAACCGCACTCACAAACGATTCCCTTCATGGCCGATTCCTTCCGTTAGTTTTCTAAAACGCTACAGTTTTCTAAAACGCTACCCAAACGACTAATCTTGACCACCGTGTGCGGCTGCTCGTCGCCCGCAGCCACGTACTTATGCGCGACCAGCACAGCGACCTGGGCATCATCCCGCCAAACCACGCCTGTGACCGCATCGCAAATCGACTTTACCAAATTGTCGCTATCCGGCTTGCCTGTATGCCACTCTCGCGGCATGGGCTTCCTCTTCCAAACGCGATTCTTGGGTCGCGGGAAAACCAGCGTCATATCGACCACTACCGGCCCTTCGATGAGATCCCCTGCAAACGCCGCACGTGCCGCCAGACGCACGCAAGCCCTGTATGTGTCAATTGGCCCGCGTGGGTTGTAGACGCGAGCATAGCCACCCCTTGCCGTGGCTCTGGCGCGTGGTTGTGCGACTGGTACTCCCAGCACAGTGAACTCAATCATTCTCCTGCCCTCACCTTTTTCGTCCACTCATCCGCCTCCTGCCTGTCCAGCCACCGCAGTACGCCACGCGCACTGAACCTCGCGACAGTCATGCCGTCGCGAGAGCACACCACAGTGCCGCGTAGTTCAGTTGGTGTCATTAAAAAAATCCAAAAAAAGTAATGTCACATCTGTCCGGCTATTGTCCCAACTGTTTGGGACAGAAGTATTTCAAAGGAAACTCAATAAAAATAAGGGTATAAACTCCCTATAAACACATATAAAACACTTATGTCACTATATCCATTGTGGTAATCCTCTTGCTTATGGTTTCTCTTTGGGGGGGGGTGTTCCTGGGGGAGTATGCAGTGGGACAATGTGACAAAAGCCCCAAAAGCCTAGCCTTGTAGTTAATCTTGGTGGTTTGCTTCTATTATGTCCTACTCTGCGTATTTGCCTATTGCCTTTTGTCTTGTATTGTATACAATGCCGGTATGACTGGCTGTTCCCAGTTATGGAATACTTTTTGCTAAGGGGTTTTACTGTGGCTGAAACTGTTGATTCAAGTGAGTTGTTCCGTGCGCCTTCAGTAGGCGGAAAGCGAAAATACAACTGGGAGTTATGGCAGGATGGACGGACATGGAAGATAACCAAGGGGGTCGATTTCTTTTGCAGCTTGCGAAGCATGAGATTGTCTATTGGTATTCGTGCTAAATATGTTGGCCTGAATTACAAAACAGTTACAAACAAAGATAACCAGACGATTACGTTTCAGTTTTCACCTCATACCAAATAGAGGGCCTGCCATTACTTGTCCTCGCAACTGTCTCCAGTCCCATCTCATCTGCCGCTGACTGCAAATCGCCTGCCGTGAGACTTCGGCACGCTCTTAGCAGTAGCCGCCTATTGATGCCATCCGGTGACTGCTGGAGAGCATTTTGGAGTAGCGTTTTTGCTTTGGATGCCGACTTGTCAAATACGTTTTCTCGGATGAGTCCGCAGCTAATTCTCGCTAGCCAATTCGACAGGCAGATAGCCCACTGGACGTCGATCATTTCGATCTGCACGAAGTCCCACTGGCACAATCCAGCCGGCACGTCGAGCCTAGAGCATCGATGAACCAAAGCGAGTTTCATTGTCCTAGCTGCCACGCGCGACCAGACAGCCGCCCGCATTTCAGACTCGCTCTTCATCCGCTCATTGATCTGCTTGCTGTGGACCTGCCACCGCCGCAGAGCTTCGCTGCTCATCTTCACGGTCTCCGGCGTTGGGATTAGGTTTGCTGCACCTGGCTCGAATCCAAGCCAATCCTTAACCACTTCGACCAGCTTCTCCCCAGGCTCGCTAATCGTCATGTCATCGCGTGGGTCGGGTCGGTCTTGGACCGGCCAAAAAGCGATGCGTCCAATTAGCCCATCTGCGACCTGCTCGGTAGCGATGGAGTCAAACACGGTTGCACCCGTCGCAAGCCCAAGCACGCAAAGGTGAGGCTGTACGATTCGGTTCCTGATCCCGTCCGAGTGAGCTGCCCCGCCATACGTTCCGTTCGACTTTCCATAGAGCTTCAGCAAATGGTGTCCGATATTCTTGATGTGCTGATTACCCTTTTTGTCGAGCACCGCTTGTAGGATCTTGCCGAACTCATCGCACACCCAAATCGCACAGGGCGCTGTAGAGACCGCGCGCATCAAACCATTGCCACTCTGCACGTCGGGCGGAATCATGTGCCGACAACCAGGATCGGCAGCGTCTAGGATCTTGGTAATGGTCGCCTCGCAGGCTTCCTTGCCGCTTCCCGTTGTCGCCAAAATTAGGTTGTAATCATTCGTCCGTAGGTCTGTATGCGACCGCACCTTTCGGCCAAATATCGTTTGGCACAGAGCAACCGAAACAGCCAACCCCATTACCACGCTGCGGCGGTACGCTTGCTGGCCGTAGAAGTCAAACACCTGACGCAGCAGTCCGCCAGACGGGACTAGCTTCAGGCAAAACTGCTCGTCGTCGATGTCCTCGTCGCTTTCGACCGTTGCATTGAGTGCATCCCAGTCGATGTCAAGGATGTCAACTTGCTCATAAGCTGTCGCTGGTTTGTCCTCACGCGGGGTGCCGTTGTTCATTGCCGAGCGTGCAACCTGCTCAATCTCTTTGTCTGGGAGCGGATCCGCCAGTCGAGAGTTCCACGTCCGCAGAAAGTCCGTAACATCATCTTCGCTCAGCCTGTCGCCGTAGTCGCCAACAATCGCAGCAAGATGCCCAGCCAGCCGGAATGCTGAGTTGTTCCGTCCACCTTCGCTTGGCCGCTCAGCCGCATCGACGTAGGCTCTAGCGCGCTCAGCCAGCGGAGTTGAAACCGTTTTAGCCGGCGCAACGAACTTCGGCTTTGGTTTTTCTGGTGTAAGGTATTTTCCGCACAGCCAATCTACGGCTAGCTGTCCGTCGCCAATCGTCTCGAAACCATCGATCACGTTTCCGGTGATCGTCCAGAATCGTGCATGGTCGTAGCACTCAAGCCAGCCGCCCACCGAGCAGGCAGAGCCTTCTGGCTTCACTCCACGGGTCAGCAGCTTGATCCCAGTCCCGCTCGGCGAGACTTCCGCGTAGGCCAGGCCACGGAATTGTTCGAGCACTTCGCTGGCTTTGTCGGTGAAGCCTTCGCTGGTTATACAGTCGTCTAGGTCGATGCCGGTGTAGGGATCGTCACTGGAGATGACGAAGGCACGCATTGGACCTTTTAGCTCACTGTGTAGCCGCCATGTTGACGCGTCGCTGCTTGTTCCGACTGGTATTTTGCAACCCTCTTGGTCGTAGTACCACGCAAGCCATTGCCGCAGGTCGAGTAGTTCTGCTGGGATCATGCTGGTTACTTCCATGATGTTAAGGAATGTCTTTTTCTGTAAAAAATCCTTGCTCATCTTTTCCGTGGACGTGTAGCCAACCAGAGCGAATCATGTCAGCAAACGGATGACAGGGAGTCGTGCAAAGAGCGAGTAAATGCCAAGGCTTTTCATTCGTTAGATTCCTGTAGCCCTCAGTCGTGTGATGGACATCTAGCTTGCTTGTCGCAGTCCCGCAAAGCTGGCACGTCCAATTGCATCGCTCCTTATGCTCTTTAGCCTTTCTCCTCCAAGCGTCAGACTGATTTACAACGTAATCGACATATTCCTTTGACAGATGTGCTACACCTCCACGCTCTCTGCTCCTTTCAAAATCCCTGAGTAATTTTTGAGCCCTCTCCGAAAAAACTTTAGGAGGTCTGACATTTGGAACCACCTTATCCTTACGAAGTCTTTGCATCATATTCTTGAAGCAGACAGCATCGACGCCAATAAATTGAACCTTGTATCTCTCTGGAAGCAATTCAATTGCCCTGCATGTATCCCTTGTATCCCAATCGTCCTCGCCCTTTCCTATCAATTTCCTTGCTGACAGTAAAACCTTAGCCAATACTTTCTTGGGTGGCTTATCCACATCTCCAGAATCAAAAAGTCGACTCATACCAATACTCCTTGCCCGTTCTTCCGTTGATTGACCGTTAGACCCATAAGCCTCGTCTCACCCAACCAGACTTGGCTTTCTCTAGCATCTACTCCGATCGCATTTCGCCCGTTGCGAACCGCAACCGAAACAGTTGTCCCGCTCCCTGAGAACGGATCGAGGACACTACCACCTATTGGACAGAATGACCTAACAAAGAACTCCGCAAGCCACTCTGGAAATGGCGCTTCGTTTTCGTGAGCATCGTTCCACCCCAGCCCACCACATCCAACGAGGCCCTTTATGACATTTCCTGGATTACAAATATCTGGGTCGTTATACGTCGTGTCTTTCCTGGTTCCATCCTTCTGCCTATTTGTAGCTTGACGTGGCTTGTTTTGCTTTGGGGCAGACCCCATAGCGGTATTGTCAGACCAAGGTAGCTTCCCGTTTTTAGTCGCGCAGATAATCGGCTCCCAATCATTCCTGAGCCAGTCTGGGCCGCCTGTTCCTGGTATCCCATTGCGTTGAAAAACGATTGGCTTGCGGAGCTTTGCGCCACGCCGCTTGATTTCAGCCCCGATCAAGAAAGGTGAATACGAATAGTCAAAGTTCGATGTGACACCCTCAACAACCCACGCAACCAAACCCTTTGACACTCTTAGACACTCCATGAAGCAGTCAGCCGCCCATTGCACATACTCGTCACCCGATAGATCGAAGGCAACTTCTGAGTATGATCGCTGCGATTCGTATGGCGGCGAGCAAAAGACCAAATCGAAAGCGTCATCATCAAATGGAAGCGACTGGCAATCACCAATCTGAAAAGACCACGATGATTCCCCATGCTTGCCAGACGCTCGCTCAGCTTTTGGCACCTCCGCTTTCTGCCGGCGCTTCTTTTCGTCGCGCAGTTCTACGACAGTCGCTTTCGCATCAACTGCCCACTGAAGCAACTCCCCTGCATCGTGGCGTCCGGCTACTTCTTTGTGATGCTCAAAACTCAAAAGCGGGCGGCGACGCCCGCTTTCAATATTCCTGCATACACCAGACGCCCGCCGAGCAGTTTCCTTAGCAATGCCGAACGTCTCTGCAGCTTCGCTTAGCTTGCCTCTTGGCAAATAACCTGGACCCACGCCAGCTAGCAGCCAATCTCCTATCAGCCACATCAGCGACTTCGCGTTTTTGGCGAGTTCAAAACCTAATTCCTCCCATTGTTCTTTCGTGAATTCTTCCCGAACAATCAGTCCGGTATCTGTAATTTCGCACCAGCATTCTGTCGTCACTTTCACACTCCCACTCCTTAAAACGGTATTTCCTCTTCAACCAACTTCGGCTTTAACTCACCACCTACTCTCGAAACGATCCGCCAGAACCTGCCCTGCCTCACCGCCGTGATCTCGACCGGCATCTTCATGTAACCACGCTGCTCGACCTCTAACGCAGCTCCCACGCCATCGCAGCCGATCATCTCCATTACGTCGTCTAGGTTTTCGTCGGTATGTTCTGCCCACCACTTCCGCGACTTGGTGTACGCATATCCTTCGTGGTTCAGGCACACCCACTCCTCAATGGCTGTCCCCAAGTCCCCTTGCGTAAAGTAAGTCACCCGCAGCGTATTTGGTGCGTCTGGTGCGTTCTTTTTGAAGTGCCTAGAAAACAACCACTCACTGACCTCAAACGTCTCTGGTTCGCTGAGTATCTGCGACTCCTCGTCCGATTTCGTTTCGTGTTCTTTGCGCTCAAAGTGAAACACAAAACCACACTCGCACTCCCTCTGTCCAGCCGCTACCACTTCGCCGCATCCTGGGCAGGTTTTCTTAGGTGCTTCGCCAGCTCCCGATGCCTTCTCTTTACTCGCCCCAAAGTCAATCGAGTCAATCGGCCCATGCCGTTTTAGGTTGCCGCCAAAGTCAACAATCAGTGCGTCAGTCTTGCTTTCATGCGTCCGCAGGCCGCGTCCGACCATCTGACAGAATAGTCCAGCCGATTGCGTGGCGCGCATGATCGCCACACAGTCGATCCTTGGCGAGTCAAAGCCTGTAGTCAGCACATCGACGCTGACGCAGAATCGGAAGCGACCAGCCGAAAAGTCCGACAGGCTAGCCTCCCTGAGCAGCGCTGGCGTTTCGCCTGTCACGCAGTCAACTCGCTCTCCAGTCATCTCGCCTAGTATTTCCGTCACGATCTCGGCATGGTCCACGCCAGAGCAGAACACCAGCACGGAGTTACGCCCATCGCTCTTTTCGATTAGCTCTTTGCAAGCGGCAGTCGCTAGCTGCTGATTGCCAAACAAATCCTCTACCTCGCGCCGAACAAACTCGCCCATGCGTGTATGCAGGCCGCTTGTGTCGTACACCACCGATGATGGCTTGTTGGTGAGGTTGCATAAATGCCCCTCGGCAATCAGTGCGCGAATGTCACCTCGGTAGCAAACGTGATTGAATAGCTCGTCCTTGCCCCACAGCCTGCCAGAGTCGAGCCTGTACGGTGTAGCGGTCAAGCCGACCACCTTTAGCTTTGGGTTGTACCCGCCAAGCTCGGCTAAAAACTGCCGATACATTCCGTCATCACTCTTGGGTGTTAGGTGGGCTTCGTCGATGATGACTAGATGCCTCCTGCCAAGCTCGCTAGCCTTGCTGTAAACGCTCTGGATGCCCGCAACGATAATTGACTCCTCTACCTCCCGTCGCTTCAGAGACGCGGAATAGACACCCGTTTCAATGTCGCACAGCAGGCCGATCTTCTCAGCGTTTTGCTTTAGCAGTTCCTTGCGATGCGCCAGGATAACAACGCGGCCCGAATACTTCTGGACCGCCTCGCGAGCGATGTCAGCCAGTACCCAGCTTTTGCCGCTCCCGGTAGGCAAGTCGATCAGCGGATTACCCTTGCCACCAACCAGCGACTCCCATGCTGCCGCACAAGCCTCCTTTTGATACCACCGCAATTCCATCTATTCGCCTCGTGCTGAAAATAGCGGGGGCACAATCGCCCCCGCTCTTGAGAATTGAAAACTAGCCCCAGGGGTTAGCGTCGCTTGTCGATGCCGATGCAGCTTGCAGTTGTTCTGCAGGCGCGGCTTGCTTACCGACTGGAGCGAACTTGGTGATTTCGTTCTTGTCTCCGTACTGGTCATCCTTGACGATTTTCAGCTTGACTATGCACACCTTATTGTGCAGCTCTGACGAATCCTTCGGATTGAGCACATTCACCGCGCGGCAGCACTCGCTGAACTGACCCTTACCGATCTGGATAGCAAGCTCCTTCGATGGGTTGAGCCACAAATTGAAGTTGCAGAAGATGCGGCGATTCTGAAACTCACCTTTGACAATTTGCCACTGGGTTTTGAGGTAGTGACCATCACTTGCTTTGGTCGCTACCTTCTCGCTCTCGATCATAATGGCTGGGTACTCTCCAGCCGGTACAACGCTGCTGGTCTTTTGGTTTTCAGGTGCAGCCGCATCAAATCCACCGTCGCCTAAACTGGCCATAACTCATTCACTCCAAACATAGAAACAGAAAACACTCAAACACGAAAACTAAACTTAGAAAATCTTTGCGGCTTCCGCCAAAACTTCTTGATACTCGGGGTCGACCTCAGGGGCCTTGCTAGAACCGTCAACCACGATCCCGCTCACATCAACGGTCGCAGTAGCTTCAACTGGCTGTGCGTGTGCGGCGTAATGCTTAGACACCGCCGCCATGTATGCCGACCACTCAAGCGGCAATTCCTCTGGTAAGTTGAGACGATTCTTTGCAAGGCTTGACGCACTTTCGCAGGTGCGGATATATCGCTCCTTGCCGTCAATGGCGACCGCTCGCGTCTTGTTGAAACCTTCTTCTTGCTTCTTGATAAAGACGCGCGACGTCGCAAACAAAACTTCGTCGCACCATTCCTGCAACATCCCGCATGATGACTTATGCAGGTCTGGCGAATAGCGGTCGTAACTCTCGCTGTCTGGTGCCTCATAGCGCTCCACCTTGGCGTGGCTGAGCAGGATAATTGCCATCTTCCGCTGCGTGCGAAGCTGCTCTAGCTGGGAGATAATGAAACTCCACATCGGGATCGCTCTTGCGTATCCCTTGCCGTAGCCGATGTCCGCGATACTCTTGATCGCCGACTTGCCTTCGTCCTTGACGATCTGCTTGTGAATCAACTGCTCT